CTAGTCTTTTTTTCGCGTTAGCAGCTTGTTTAGCCACTTCTTCAAATCCTGCCAAGTCGATTGCAATGAAGTAACTACCATACTCAGGTTCCACACCATATTTGATCCAATCTTCTTTAAAAACATCACTTCCTGCGTTGTCAAAGGATGCCAAGTATTCCTGCTTGAAAGCAAAAGAACTTAGCGTCTTCTTGGCAGACTCAATCTCAGTTGGGTCTATCAATGGGTTGTCTTGGGTTGTGAAGTGCCAGGACTTCCAATCAGGATCATCTCCAGATTGCCCCAGCTTGAATAGATCATAGAACCAGTTGCGACCCTTGGGTGTGCCGATGAATATGGCTCTGCCTTTTTTGTCTGACAGAGAAGCCCTGATGACTTGCTCCCAGGCTTCAGGCTTAATGTCCGCAACCTCGTCTAGCACCGCATAGGTAAGGGACACACCCCGCAGGGTATCTGGTCTATCAGCACCACGAACATAAATCTTTGCACCATTTATCATGGTGATATCCATATTGTTGATGTGACTGTTCTGGATAACATCCCGTCCAATCTCCAACAACACATCCCAAATGATCTGCCTAGCCTGACCATTGGTAGGCGCAACATAGAGAACAGCACTTCCTGCTGGGCAACGCAATGCTTCAATAATTAGCGTAGTAGCCGCTAACCTAGACTTACCACAACGCCTACCCGCAGCCACAACCTTAAACCTTGTTTTGTCAGTAAAGACTGTTTGTTGCCAAGGAAGGAGTGAGAAGTTGAGGTCAGACATTTTTTGTTTCTACATCAGTCACATCTTGCAAGGGTTCTATCTCTACGCCACCAATGCCTGTGATGTTGATGGTAACGGCATTCCTTTGCTTGCCTTCTTTCTCAAACAGACTGACAGGAAGCATCCTATCCATACAGAGTTTGAGCATAGCCGCCTGTGCTGGGTGTTCATCATTCATGGCAATCTCAATTGCTTTGTGAACAACATTGGAACCTGCACTGTTTATCAGGAGGTCTTTGAGTTCTTTGATGCGCTGAACTTCAGTCTTTGGCAGGAGAGCCGCAGGTCTTTCAGCATAGGTAGCCATAGTGAACTTCTTGTTCACAGCACCTTTGGGGCGACCCTTTTTCTTTAGGTTGTTTGGCAGTGCATCAATCACATTCATACTTTACCCAGTTATGGAAGTAGGTTGTCAGCAGTCTGGGCGCTCATCTCCAGAAACTCTTGGTAGGCACTTCCTACCCTCATTCTGCGCCGTACACAGAACCATTTATTCCACCAACACGGCTGGAGACTGTGGAGGAATTACCAGAGGCAGCGCAAGACCTAAGTCGGCAACTGCTTGAACCATTCAATCTCCATGCGTCTTGGCAACAACAATGTAACTCAGTTTCTTTTATTTGACAAGTGGGGTAAACCCTAGTACATTCTTCACGGGGCCATAACCCAGCCCTCCATGCGGTTGAGCCGACCAAGTGGGATAAACATGGCAAATCAGGCGAGTTTCTAGTAGGACTCCCTCAACGCTGAGATAGCGCCAGGGACTACCTGAACGGGGCAAAGTAGCTTGTACAAAGGTTGTCTGACAAACAACAGTTGTCGCCTAGGAACGCAAGTTCACGCTATCAAGCGTATAAACAAGAGGCTCACTTCTTTAAGAAGTACCACCCTACACGGGTAATGGCTATCGTCTGTACTTCTTAATGTCTGTAGCACCTACTCCCTTCCCAATAAAAGCTAGTCATTTTTGTAGGTAATCCTAGGTTGGCTTTTCTTGTGGGTGGGAGGCACCACAAAATCTCTCACACCACGACCACCCCCTCCCCCCCCATCATTGTTGCGCCACTACAACACAGGGTATGTACTTACGGGTAAACGAGTAAGGGTAAACCCTGAGAATTAATTAACCGACCAGTCGGACGGTTATGCGTAAATTGCATAAGCACCCTTTCGGGTAGACCTACTGTACACACAATCGTACACAGGATTGTATACACTATACTAGAACATAGATTGTTATCTTAATACATTATGGTTCATATGGTAAGCACCTATATAAATAATGGGGGAACCTAGGGTTTATCCCTATATCTTTGCATGGGTGATGGCGTTATTATTAGTGCACTAGGACAACAAACCTAGTGGTTCATTCAATCAACTTAATAGGTGTCACATGTTAACTATTCATAAATCTAGCCACTATGCCGCGCACTTAAGTACATCAGGCTTAATTGTCGAGTCAACCCATAAATCAGGTGGCAAGTTACTCAGGTTCGATCATCTTCAATTTAATGAATACGTTGATGCACTCAGAACCGCCATCGACAATGATGAATCTGACGCATTGTGCCGCGCACTTTTGAAGGATTAACCATGTATCCCCAAACCGCACTGCAAGCACTCAATTATCTGAAAACCCTGCCCGATTGTGACTTTGTTGACTTCTCAATTGAAGGGGCTTTTTTCCACCAAACCCCTTATCTCATGGGTAAAACCCGCGATGGCCAATGGATTGTTGCCTGGGACATAAGTGAAACAGAATATTATCCCGATCATCCTGAGCACATTTAACTAGGGTTTGTCCCTATTTCCAAGGGGCTTAATCGCCCCTAAAATTTAAACTCACTCACTCAATAGGCGTTAACATCATGGATAAAATCACACAATCAATCGATTCCCTTAATCGTGCTAAACAAGGGGATTCACTCTTAAATTACCCTGCTATCGTGCAAGGCTTTGCAGCCAAGGGCATAGCCCACAATGACATTATGCCAAGGGTAAATATCTTCACTTATAACGCTTGGCAAGCCCTAGGTCGCCAAGTGCGTAGGTATGAAACGGGCGTTAAATGTGTCACTTGGATCGAAACCAATAAAGATGGCAAACCCGATAAGTTATGCCGTTCTGTAACTGTATTCCATATCTCGCAAACCGACCCGATTCAATAACCAGGGGCCAATATGAAACCTACAAAATGCCTAATCACTGGTAACTGGTTTATCACTGGTTATGCCACTGGTAGAAAATATTGGGGGTCAACTCCAAGGGATTGTGAGCAAAACGCACAATTGTATTTTTACAGATAACTAGGGTTTATCCTAATTGCATGGGGGCATTTTGCCCCTACCATTCAACAATCATTCAATCAATAGGCTTTTATATGAATCAACAAACATCACCCCAAGCACTTACTGAAGATCAAATAGAGCGCAAGGTTTCATGCGCCATTGATCGATTAGATCGTCATTTGCTGACAAACCAGATCAATCAAGACCAATACGATCGGGATATTGTCTCAATAGATAAGTGGGCGCAACAACAATATGATTATTCTAAATCCATAGGTGCATAACATGGATTATCAAGACAAAATTGTAGTTATCGGTTCGGCCTTGGCTTTCATGGCCTTGGCTTTCATTCTTTGGACATACTGAAAGGCTTAAATAAAATGAAACATACCTATATTGTTAAATTTGTAAGCCCGACCGACCCTAGCGATTGGTCAAGGATCGAATTTTCATCAATTACAAAAGCCCTTGGGTTTCTGTCTCTGATGCTCAAGCGCGGCTGCATTTGCCAAGTATTCCAAAAATAAAATCAAGGCTCAAGGGGATTATGTCCCCTTTGGCCTGGGCTTTGGCTTGGGGATTCATTAACTTTTCAAAAGGCGTTCAAAATGTCAGCTTTCATCGTCACCGACACACACATTAATGCTCTGGTTCGATATGCCTCACGGCATAAGTTATCAGTTTTTTTCAACAGGCAATTAGGTTTCCCGTTTGGAAAAGAGCAGTTAAAAACTTACGATAATGAGCAAGCCATTGCTCAAATATTATTAGACGAAAATGTTAAAAGCGTAAATTATCGTTATAGTGATAATGAGGTTATGACAATAACTTATGATCCTGGCGCACCAATATTAACGGCAATTCAGGCAATTAAAGCTGCTCACTGCTTGAAATATCAATCAAATGAATGCGATGATTTTGAAGAGTCGATAGCGTTTAAACTGATTGAAGCAATTATTGCAGACGCAATTCCACGGCTGGAGGGTTACGAGTCCGCAAGCTGGGCCATTGCCGACAAGGTGACAGCATGAGCAAAATAACCATAACCATTAATACCGAAAACTCAGCATTTGAATACGATCCTTGGGGTGAAATTGCTGATATTTTGCAAACAGTTGCCCATGATGCCAGACGATATAACGAGCTTCAAGACTTTATTCGGGACAGCAATGGCAACAAATGTGGAACGATAAAAATTGAGCAAGGCGTTTAAACATGATATATGCGACTTTGGCTCTTTTGCTTCGTATTTTGACTAGAAAAAAACTCACTTGAAAGGCTTTTATGAATAAACAGATCAAAGAAATCAACGACAAAATTATGCAGAAATGCAGTTTTGTCACATTGGAATCAATGGATGAAACAGGGTTTTGTTTTGATTTAAGGGTGGACAATATTATTTTTGGCCCTTGGGGAATCGAGAATGCCTATGATTGCTCAATCACAGAAGGGAAAATGCCCATGATGGAATTGCGAGACATGGGCATGACTGAAGATCAAGAAATCCAACTCATGCAAGAAATCAATAATGCCGTGTCAATTTGTGAAAACCTAACATCTTAAGTCAGCAACCACTAACTGAAAGGCTCAAAATGATTTATTACATTAACTACAGACTAAACGCTATCGGTCAAGCTGCTGTGACCCAAAAAGTTTTGGAAATTTGCAGTAAAAAAGAAAACATCTATCCTGACGCATTCTTTGAAGATGCAGAAGACGCAAGAAATGATATTTATGGTTCAGGCGGCCAAGCTTTTGAAATACACTGGACTTTGACCGATAGCCGCAACCCTGTGGTCGTTGATGTGTGGCCCGAATGGTTTGATGAGCAAATTCTTGAAGAATGAAAATAACACAATCACAATAAGTCAGCAACCACTAACCTAGACCCGCCAAGTGCGGGTTTTTTCTTGCCCTGTTTTAAGCCCTTGCAAGCCCTACCATGTAGGGTGCATTGGGTTGACCAAGAAAACCCATTTAAAAGCCCTTTTAAGCCCTTTAGCAAGCCCTTTTGTGGTCAATCATCATCTTGGTTTGGCAGTGTAGTGACAAGGCCCACATAATTCAGGTTCATTTCAGGGTCTAGGCCACAGTTAAAAAAGTGGCCCGCTTGGTCGATGGCAACCTTTAACCCTTGGGTCATGTTTCCATTTCCGATCAATTCCAGAATGGCCCTTTGTTCGGGGCTTAAATCCAGTTTGAAATCAGTCTGGGTTCTGAGTCGGTTTATTTTGTTTGCCATTTACCATATCCTGCCAGTACAAGGCCATGAGTAATGCCTCTGCGCGGTTACCATCTTTTTTCCTGAGTAGCTTGGCTTCAGGCCAAAATGATCGGGCTAAATCAAGGCTTTCATTTTTATCTGCTGATAAATGAAAATGTTTCTTCCATTTTTGAGGAGTGACGAATGACAGGGGGGCAGTTAATTCGGCAACTGCTGAGATAACACCAACCGCCCTGCCAAACTGAAAACTGCTTGCAGAACCATTGCCTGGGAGTGACCAGACATATTCCATACAGATTTGGGCATCTTCTTTTGGGTCTATTATTTTCAACAAATGATTTTTGAATACAAGCGCAAGAATGTGTTTGTCCTTGTGCTGTATTTCAAAAGAATCGAGATAATCACCCCTTGCACTCAAGGCTCCCAATGCGCCAGATATTGAACCTGGGTCAATTCCGATCCAAATGGTCATTGTGGGCTTTCATGGTGTTGATTAAATCGGTCGAAATCCCAAGCCATAGGTATGTTGGGCATTTCTCTAACTCCTGTGCCCTGTGCCATGCTTGACCCTTCCAGCCTGGAGTTTTTGCCATTAAAACAAGATGGGCCAATGTCTCCGCATACAACGAGGGCATGGTTGACAAGGTGCTGTGCAACGGCAAGACCTTGTTTTCTTTTGTTGAGCAAGTGGTGGGCTTCATGTATGTTCATTTTGTCATCTTTTCTTTAAAACCTTGATAAAAATCACCGCTGTCCTTCAGTTTGAAAAGACCGAAACCTTCTTCAAAATCAACGGCATATCTTTCGCAAATGTAGTCGGCATATTCCATTTCAAGTTGGGATGTTCTCATTGCGGCCTCGAATTGTTGCTCAGTCATGGGAACCTTTGCAATTTCAGCGGCTGCGCGGGTGATTGCTAGGCGAGTGGCTTCAGCAGTGTTAATGCCCGTCCTGACGAAAACCAGCGGTGTATCTTCTTTGAAACGCACCTGAACATTCCCTTGGCTAATGTTGATTTTCATCTCCAACTTCACCGCTAAACGCAGTGCATCGCCATCATCTTCAAGGGGGTTCCAAGGCTTTGCTTCAAAGATGTTAAATCCTGGCGGCAATCCAGTGCAGTTACGCCAAACACCATTGGGGTCTTTTATTGCGTTGATTCTCGCCCCTTTTGCAGCCAACTCTATCAGTTCACCATCAGTCATGTCACCATCTTTTCTTTGAAGGCTTCATAATAATCCCCGCTTTCCATCAGCCTAATCAAAACATGATTATTGCCAACAGGGTGGTTAGCCTCAATGAACTCTGCATATCGGTCTTCCAACTCATATGTGTTCATTTTGTCCTCAAACTCTTCTTCGGTCATGTTACTTTTCCTTTCAACGCATTTCTGATTTGTGCCATGATTTCTGGCGGTGGTGGGCCTGTGTGCTTTTTGTCTTCATCCAGCTTGAGTAAAGCAGGATCACGGCCTTGAACGGGTGCAACAGATACCCTCGCCATGTCGCCAAAGGTGGGCTTTGGTAAAACCCACTCAGCTTTAAAACCTTGCCAATTTCTTACAACTACTTCCTTCAAGGCATCCTCAAGGCTAAACCCAGCCTTGTCAGCTTCCTTTTGGATTCCATCGATCACCAACTGGGTGACCTGGGCTTTCTTTGACTTTCGATGATTGACAAATTCCTGCCAAACAGATTGTGAAACGCCGTCAGGCGTTGCAACGATAGTTGCTCTCTGTCTCTTCTCTGTCTCTTTCTCTCTCTCTGTCTCTAACTCTGGGATAGCAACTTGCTTGCACTCTGCTAGCACTCCGCTAGCAATGACAAAGAAACCCTTATCAATCAATGGCTTAACACCATCTTGATAGTCTTTCGGGGTAATGTGGAGTCTGAACACAAGCTCATCCAGTGAGCCATCAAAAGTGCCGTCTTTGGACTCTGATGCTAGCAACCACATCAAAGGTGCTAGCGCCTTGCTAGCAAGTGGCAAGCTCATGTAGCTTCTGTCATTCAGTATTGAACGATGAAACTTAATCCACGGGGGAGAGCGATGCTTATAGTGCTGGAAAGAAACCCAGTTTTTGGGAATTAATTGCATATCAACCTTAAGTCATAGGTTTAGTCACCAAGGGAATTGACGGCAGGACGGGGACTAATCGTCTTTTCAGGAGCTACCCTAGCCGGATTCCCAAACATCATATCAGACTTTGTAAATCTGATTGTCGCCAAAGCGACTTGGATACTTTAGAAAGTCATAGCAACCACGGCGAGAGATGTTTCTCCGCAGTTCCTTGCCATCATAGGGTTCCCTGATAGACCCACTCTCAATTCTCATGGCTGCACCACTGATGGCCCTGTTCATCTCCATGCGCCCATACTCAGTCAGATGCCACTTCTCCTGATGGTTGATGACATAGCCAAACCTCTCCAGTTCAGGCAGGTATCTTTGATAGTGAAACGACACAGAGTTGTTGTCGGTTGCCGCATGGGTAAGGTCAATCATTGTCCTGGGGCCACTAGACAACCGCTTCAAAAGGCTCCGATGGGTGAGGTTTAAACGCATTTGCTTGTCTCCAAAAACCTCAGTATGATGGGTTTTATAGTTTTATGCACTAGGGAAAACACCTATTCCCTGCATCTTTTTTCTGTGCGAAAGTCCCATCACTGCTATTTGGCAGTGGTCAACAGGAGTTACAAATGCCAACCGATGACGAAAGATTTAAATACGAGTGCTGGGCGGTAGTCCAAGAACTTGATCCAGATGATATTGCTGATGCCATCCAAGACAGCGTTGCCTTGGTGGAAGCCATCAAAGCCAATCATGCTGAAGATGTTGCATCAATCGTGATGAACAGAGTAGAACTCAAGGTGCGGCGTAGGGCTGAACTGCGAGTGTTTGATGTTGTCAAGACCCCTTGGGTTGATGACATTGAAGAGTTGCAGCACTATCGCAACTTGCGAATTGAGCGAGTCCAAAAAGCCCTTGATGAACGCAAGATCACAGCGGCTAAAATGGATGGCCCTTTTCAACAAATGTTTGATGAGTGAGGACAACATGAAAATGAAATCACGCTTACAAGAAATCATTGGAGACAATTCAAATGAAACATTTGACGATTGCGATCAAACGAGTCCTATCCTATTTCGAGATTGTGACCTTGCAACCCAGCTTGCCTATCTTGCTGAGAGACAAAACACCAGCAAGGATGACCCTGCCAACCCTGGCAATCACAGACCCTAAATTTGTCTACAAGAATGCTTCCTGCACAGACATAACTCACACATTTCAAAAGGCCAAAGATGAGCGACTTCAACGATTACAGCACGATGCTAATCTCAATCGAACAAAAGACCAGGGCACTGGAGAGCAAGTGTCTAAACAAAAACTACGCCGGGTTCACGGGTGACATTACTGCAATCCAGCATGAACTCACGATGCTGACAATGTGGATAACACAAGCACAAGGAGAGCAAATTAGGGAAAACACCTATAGAATTCTCAACAAAGTCTGACACAATTAAATCTCACTTAACAGGAGTTACGAATGACCTCAACAACAATCAGCACAATTGCATACAGAAAAGCATCAATCAATGCACTTCTCGCAACCAATGTCAACGATCACACAGAGAAGAAAAACAATCTCACATACCTTTCATGGGCTTGGGCCTGGGCAGAGGCTTTAAAGGCTGATTCAGACGCTACCTATAAGGTGGAGATGTTTGGAGACAAGTGCTTCATGGACATTAACGGCACTGCAATGGTGTTTGTAACTGTCACCATGTTTGGCAAGCCAATGACCTGCCAACTGCCTGTGATGGACTATCGCAACAAGGCAATCCCAAAACCAGACGCATTTGCCGTTAACACTTCCATCATGCGTTGCATGACTAAGGCATTGTCGCTGCATGGCTTGGGCTTGTACATCTATGCGGGAGAGGACATTCCAGAAGGTGGCGCAACAATCAAGCCCACAGATGGAGTCATTGTTGACAAGAACAGGGAAAACATCATTGCGGATGTTGCGATTGCTGTTCAAGATAGATTTGAATCAAACGACATGGTTGGGGCTTATGAAGAATACCTGGGAATCCATGACCAGGAGGAAAAGGTGGCGTTATGGGCATTGCTTACAAGCAATGTTCGTAGTGCTTTGAAGAAACATGGCGAATCATTGAAAGGCTAATATGGAAAAGAAAGACAACTCTGGCGTTTTGTTTAAAAATGACAAAAAGGAATCAGCTAACCAGCCTGATTACAAAGGTAATATCACTGTTGATGGTCAAGAATATTGGCTCTCAGCATGGATTAAAGAGGGTAAGAGTGGCAAGTTCATGGGCTTGGCAGTCAATCCCAAGGATGCACAACCTCCAGCAGCTAATCCTAAAAAGATAGTTTATGCGGATGACGATATTCCCTTTTGATAAACCTCACGGGGCTACGGCCCCAATTTGATAGGAGCATAGTATGGAAACTAAATTTTCTAAGATTTTAAGTACCTTTTACGGCCCAAACAAATATAAAGGGGATTTGATTGAAAAACCCATGCCAAACCATAGTCGCATGGTGAACTCAATTGCCAGATGCCCTTGGCATAAAGAAATTACGGCTAGTTTATTGGCTGACCATAGCAAAGGAAACTTTCATTGTTTGTCTTGTGGCGCGAAAGGGTCTTTAGTGGATGGCGCAAAAAAAGGTTTTCTTGCATTACAAAACGAAAATGTGTAACTTTTTATTTGATAGGAGTTGATGATGACAAAATTAGATCAATCTTGGTTTGGTGGTGCAGTCGAGAAGTTCTTTGGAACTGCGCCGTTTAAACTGTCTCGTAAAGAAGACCCTGCCACTTCCCACCAAGCAGCACAGGCAATCGACACCACAAAGATGGAGTCACTGGTCTTTGAAACCATTGCAGCCTATGGGCCAGATGGTTGTATCTCAGATGATGTTCTTGCCAAACTCTCATTCCTGCCCTATTCCAGCGTCACAGCCCGTTACAAGGCACTGATTGACAAGGGCTTCATTGAGGTCATTGGAACCCGTAAAGGCGTTTCTGGGCGACTCCAAAGGGTTATGCGTAAGCTAGGGTAAATCCCTATTCCAATCTCTGTCAGACAAGGCAGAATTGGCGCATGAACCAACAACAAACAACCCGTTTAAATGCTTTCTGGCAGGATGTGGAGGCTCACAAGGCTCTCAATCCATCCTTGCCAGAGAGTGTCCTTGTAATCCTTAAATCTGTGGCCCTGGATGCCCTCCTTGCCGCACAAGACATTGAACAGATAGGAGTGAATGATGCAAACAATTGAATTTGTGCCTTTTGATTGGGTAGACGATGATTTCAATCCAGAGATTGACCGCATTAAGGTTGATTACCAATGGCATGAAGCAGATGACTCTGTTGGCTTGCTTTCATACTGTGAGAAAACAGTCAAGTGGATGCGCTTTAACTTGGAAATTAAAGATATAACAGATGAGTTGTCCTATGCTGATTTGGCTTATTTGAAGGATGCAATCAAGCGTAACGATCAGGAGATTGCAGATGAAAGAACCTGAAGACGAAGCTTTCGAGGAGTTGGCCTTAAAGCAAGGGCAATGGAGCCATACAAGTGGTTGGCGCAAGAAGCAGATTGCTCACATGGATGTTTACTCACATCCAGCAGAGTTTACTCACTTGCACCGCAATGATGTGATTGAAGAAGTTGCCCAACACATTGAGAAATGCACTCTAGCGTTTGGCAAAGACACAATTCAATCGTTTACAGCTTATGTAAGGAACATGAAGAAATGACACAAGAAATCATTGACATGGCGCAAGAATGCGGATTGATTGGTATGCGTCCACACCTTGATGGCATTTACTCTGAGGCACTTGTAGCCTTTGCCAAACTGGTAGCCGCCAAAGAGCGTGAGGCGATAGCGCAGATGATTGAAGAAGCTCCTGCACTGGTGCAGTTTGCTCAGAATGACAAAGGCGGTTGCATGGTGTGTGGTTTTACACCAAAACTAGCGACTCAATCTATCAGAGCAAGGGGACAAGCATGAGTGACAAAGAAGCATTGAAGCGAGTTGCTGAGAAACTACGCCGCGCTGGTGCAAGCCTTCCAGCGCCAGAGTTAACAGGAACGATAGAGGGGTCAGTGGTCACTGGGCTTTGTATTGCTTTGGCACTTGTTGAGAGTGAGACAGAAGCCTTGGCACAGACAGAGCAAGAGCCTGTGGGATGGCTTGTCGAGTTTGAAAACGGAGAACAAGAATTACATTTTGATAAGCAATCAGTAGGGGAAACACAAACCCCCCTTTACACCTACCCACCACAGCGCACATGGGTAGGCTTAGAGGGTGCAGAAGCAGGATGGTTTTGTCATACAGATTTTCTTAATGCCAGAAAATACACTAAAGAGCAAAGAAAGAAAATTTGTTGTCAACTTTTATCTGAGGCTCAATCTTGGGATATTGAAGAATATCAATTAATGATGCACGACAGCACCAAACTCAAGGAGAAGAACACATGAAAGCACGACAAGTATTCCACGCACTAATGTTTAGTAAAGGCTATACAGAGGCTAATCTAGCCATGACAAAAACCATGTACACCAATCCTGCTATGCAGGGCAGATGGAACTATTTTCTGGCAGGGTGGGAAATGAGGGGCGTTTGTGATTGAGACAATCATCACTATCTTTGCCATAGGCTTTCTAGGCATTGCGTTAGCCATTGGAGGCGTTTGCCTGATGGTTTGGATGGCACTTAATGAGGATTGAAATGCCAAGACCCAAGACTGAATTAACCTTTGTGAACAAGACTGTCAGCGCACGACTCAGACCCGCCGAATACAAGGAATGGGTGCGCCTGGGAGGGGTTACTTGGTTACGCCAGCAGCTTGCTCAAAGCATCAAGAACCAAGAACCAAATTTACTCTCTCAATTAAATCAATTTTTCCGGCGTTGATTTAAACAATGCCGCCTCATCTTTGCGTCTGATTTCCAAGCCTCTCAGAACCTTGCCACCAGCCTTGCAATACTGCAA